TTAGAAATCAATAACTTTATTTAGCTTTTCATCTTCTTCAGTTTTTAATTCTTCCAATAAGTGGCTGTACACACGCCAAGTTATTTCAATATTAGCATGGCCAAGTCGCTTACTTACATATTGTATTGATAAACCTTTGGCCAACAACATAGATGCATGTGTATGCCTTAATGAATGTAACGTATAGTTACCTTTACGATTTTCTATTAAGAATTTACGTAATGTATCAGTGACTGCTTTGTTGCTAATTAAATTGGCACCAGTATTAAAGATATGATCATGATGTTTTGGTCGACTTTCTAAAAAGTTTTGGATGTAGTCCATATCTCTATCAGAAATAGTAACTACTCTATCAGCAGATGCAGTTTTAGTGCCACGTAGATGAATTGTTTTATTCTTATAATCAATATCAACATACATTAACTTTTGAATTTCTCCAAATCTAGCACCTGTAGAGATAAGCATAAAGATAACTAGGTATGATAAGTTATCATTACTTTTAGCAAACTCTTTAAGCTGCTTATAATCATTAAGTGTCATAAACTTAGCTTCTTCTTTTTTGGCCAACTTCTTTTCATAAATTGGTGCATTCCATGTAGGATCACGTGAGATAATACCTTCGTTCATTGCATCTTTAAATGCTTGTGAGAAACAATTATTTAATTTCTTTACACTTTCTTTGGTTCGTCCTTCTTTTCGACCACCAACGAATTTACCATCAGCGTATTCTTTCAACATTTCTCTATACTTTAATTGTGATACATCTTTAATTGGGATTTGGCCAAACTTTTCATCAAAGATTTTCAAAGCGTTAAAGTATCTGTTTAAAGTAGATTGTGATACTTTATCTTCTTTATTAACTACTATCCAATTTTTAAAGTATTTTATGAATGGTATATCTGATGAAATTTCATTATTTTTGGACACTTCATTATATCTAATATTCATATTTTCAGTGGCCGATTTCTTTGTCTTAAAACCACGTTTTCTATATCTTTTGTTATTGTATCTAAAGTCATATTCCCATGAACTGCCTACTTTTTTAACATTCAATATGAACTCCTCCTAAAAAAGTCAAAAAAATAATAAGGGTAGGCAGGCTACCCCAAATATTTAATTTGCATAATGTTGATCAATCAATGTTTTAATGCATGATAAAATTATTTGACAGTCAGCTTTCGAAACTTCTCCAGGATTAGAGTGTGAGACGGAATTTCTTAAAGAATAAGTAACGTCAATTCGTTTATGCATTCTATAATTAATCTTATCTTCTTGGAGTAAACGCTCACCTAGATAATTCATCATTGTATTTGTGGTATCTTTGCTTGTTAGTTTTACGTTTTCTTTATCACAAATTGCCATTAGTAAAGTTTCTAAAGCTACACTTAAAGTGGCTGCAGCAGGTAAAAATAGTTTCCTTTTATAACATTCATTTGCTTGATTCATTTGATATTCAAAGTCATCACGATATTTTGCACTGTCAAAATTATCGATTATTCCTTCATAATCTAAATGAGAGTAAGGGCTAATTTTTTCGTGATTATAACTGTCTACTGGAGTTCGATTTTCTTCACGCCATTTTTCATAGTCATCTTCAGCTTCTAACTCTCCTAATTCTTTTACATAAATGTCATCATTTGGATAAATAATAAAAGAAATTATTTTAAAAATTTTCTTATCTTCAAAATGATTGTATTTTTGATTTAAATAAACTTCAAAACGCTTATTTATGTCCGTTTCCATAATCAATCGCTTAAAGTCTTTTATATCTTCATCTTTAATCTCTTTATAACTTTCAAAATGCTTTTCGTTATCAACTAATACAAGATAATATTTTTTATTAAAAAGACTATCTTTCCTTTCAAAAAAACAATAATTTAAATAGTCTTTAAATTTTAAAAGTGGAAACGCATTTTTAATGTCCTCTCCAAGAAAATCATAATTTTCAACCTTTTTTTCATATCCTTTTAAGAAATTAGAAAAAATTATATCTGGTTTCATAATTTTTTACTCCTTTATTATTTATATTTTATTATGCTATAAGCACATCAATGGTAAATCTAACTTAAATTATTCACTTTGTGTTTCGGCTACTTCTATTTGTCTATTTGCCCAACTCTCATAACTTTCATTTTTACCAACCCATCCAGGTCCTCCAACGTGTGCATTAGGATCATTTGCTACTTTTTCACTTGCTTCTTTAGCAGCTTCATAATCCCCTCGACCATAACCCATTTGAGATTCATCATGAGTTGTAGGTGGTATTTCTTGAGTATTTGAAGGCTGATTATTTACTTGTTGATTATTAGTTTGAGTAGATTGGCCAGTTTGTGAATTGCTACTAGCACTAGCTATGTTATTTTGATTATTATTTGAATTACTAGTTGAACTAGAATCATTTGATGTAGAGCTTTCTGAAGATTGTTCATTAGAATCATTTGAATCACTAGTTGTTTTGTCGTCTTCAGTTTTACTTTCTTTTGAATTGTTGTCATCTGATTTAGCGCTAGCTACATTTTTTGAATTATTATCTTCTGATGAATCATCTTTTTTACTATTATCTGTTAAATCTTCAGTTACTGAATAATCTTCAGATTTTAAGTCATCTAACTTAATTGTTTTAGTACCTAATTTTTTACCATCAGCACCTTTTGTAGCTTTTAAAACTACATCTTCATCGTTTTGTAATTTGTAAGTCATGATACCTTTTGCAGTTTTACCCTTTTTAATAGTGTCGTTACTATGTTCGTTCCATTTACCAAGTTTTCCAGTAGTAGGTGTAATTCCGACATCTAATTTATTTACAGTATTATCACTATCTTGAGTTGCTTCAAAACAAGCAATCCATACATTCATTGAAGTTATATCTTCGCTATCCGATTTGTTTTTAACATGATACTTGAAAGCTAATAATTTATCTCCTGAATCTTTGTCATTAAGAATGAAAGTATCATCAATTTTCAATACTGCTTGATCAATAACTAAAGTGTCATTTGCAAATTGTGGTTTATTTTCATTCACTGACTTTGTTTCGGTATTATTAGACTTTTTACCATCTGAATTATTATCGTCATTACCACATGCACCTAAAACTAATGTACTAGCTAACAATACACCAAAGACTTTTTTCATTTTTCAAAAAATTCCCTTCGTATTAATTTTTGTGTTCAAACACACGCAATGGCTCAAATTGAATGATATAACCATCGCAACATACAGAATATCCATGTTTTTGCTTATAATGCTCAAGAGTTTCTAAAATAAATTGTTCTGTTACTTCAAAGAAACAAGCAAGCTCATATAAATTTTGAACGCCATGTTTAAAGGCATCAATTATTCCCTTTAAAGTTATAATTCGCTCACTTGATAATCTTCGCGCTTTTAATTCATATTTTTTATTTTGTATATCATTCACATTAAGTATATTACCGTAAGTGATTTCATGGTGAGCTAATTCTTCAGATAAGATTTCTAGCTTTTTAGCATTAGATAAGTTTTTATCAATCAATATAACTCCATTATCATAAAACCCTTTAAACATTCCGGGCAATTCAAATGAATCGCAAATATGTAAGTGATTATTTTGGATTATTAATTCTTCATATTTCCCCACATAATCAATCCTTTTTACGTGCCTGTCTTACTAATTCAGCAAATTCTCTGATTCTTTTTAATTCTTCTTCTGTAAAATCATCATCCAAATGTGCTGCAATAGTATCTTGTTTAACTTCTTCATTTTGAGATTCAGTAATTCTTGACTTTGGTACACCAAAATAATCAGCTAGTTGTTGTATTTTTTGAATTCTTGGATATTTATTTTGTTTAATCCAATTTGAAACAGTAGGTTGTGATACGCCTATAGCATCAGCTAATTGTTGTTGATCAATATTTTTCTCTTTCATCAGGCTTTGTATATTTTTTGATAAATTTTTTCTAACGTTATTTTCCATGTTTTTACTCCTTTAATATTACTTAATGTAATATTAAGTTACCATATGTTATATTACTTTACAATACTTTTTATAACTTTTTTACTTTTTTTATAACTTTATGTGTTGACACATATCAAAAAGTAATATAAAGTTATATTTGCGAAAGCGAGGTGGAAGAAATGCCTGAGCAATTATCAATAAAAACATGGCGTCATGTTTCTGAGATGAAACAACAAGAAGTTGCTGATAAGCTTGGCGTAACAGCTAAAACTGTTGGTCAGTGGGAAAAGGATGGCGCTACTCCAAGTAATGTTGTCATCTATGCTTTAGCTAAGTTATATGAAATTGATATAGACCAGATTAAGGTCTAAAAAATTTTAACTTTTTATATAACTTTTTATAACTTTAAGGAGGTCATAATAATGAATCAATTACAAACATTCAACTTTGAACAATTACCAGTAAGGACATTAGAAATAGATAACGAACCTTACTTTCTTGGTAAAGATGTTGCAGAAATCCTAGGTTACGTAAGAAGTACAAAAGCTGTTCAAGATCACGTTGATAAAGAAGATATTCGTGAAGTCCCAATTCGGGATTCCATCGGTAGAAATCAAAAAGCACCCTTTATCAATGAATCTGGTCTTTACTCAATTGTGATAGATGCAGCAAGACAAAGTAATAATCCAGAAATAAAGAAAAAGGCAAAAGCATTTAAGCATTGGATAACTAGAGAAGTTTTGCCATCTATTCGTAAAACAGGTGGTTATCAAGTATCCAAAACAATGACCACACAAGAGAAAATTCAAGAAATCGCAAAAGGTAATACAGAACTTTATGAACGTGTTACAGCCATCGAACAAAGTTATCCAATTATGCATGGAGAAGCAAAACATATTCAAAAGTTAGTTGGCCAAAAAGTAGCAGAAGTAGTTAGAAACAAATTCAATGGCTACTACAAGCAAGTTTCTAAAAAATTGTTCTCAGAGATTTATAAAAGCATCAAAAATGTATTTCAGGTTCCAAGTTATACATGTATTCCAAGAGGTCGTTATCAAGAAGCAGTGAAATTTGTTGAACAATGGCAACCACCATATGACACAGTTTATCAACTAGAACTTGATTTAAAGGAGGGATAGTGTGGTTCAAACAATCAACGTTACAGTACCTATTCCTGAAGATTATGTGATCATCTCAAAAGTTGAGTATCAAGAATTAACTGATAACCAACCAATGAATATGACACTCACAGAAGTAGCACAATATTATAACCAAACTAAAGGTTGGATAGTTAAGAACATTCTTAAAGATGATTACTTCAGAAGAAAAATTAAACCATTTAGTCAACTTGTTGATGAAGATGGCAATGGAAAGTATTTGTTTAATCGTAAGAAAATGAAACAGTTTCTTAACGATTATGACGAAGAAATCAAAGAAAGGACTCAATATAAATGACAAATAAGGGGGTGATGAAATGAATGTAGAAGATAAAAGTATTCTGATCGCTGGAGTAATGTTCCTAGCATTATCAACAGCATTGTTCATTACTGGAATGTTTTTCATGAAAGCATTAGGAACAGCGCTGTTAATTGCACTAGCGACATACGTATTCTTTGACAGTTTTTATTACGAAACGGAGGAGTAAAAGATGAAATTAGCAGAAAAAGTTGAAGAAAAGCGATTAAAGGACGGACTAACAGTCAGACAAATTGGTTACTTGTTAGGAATTACAGATACTTATTACGTCCAAATGAGAAACGGCTCAAGAAGAATAACCGAGAAACAACAAATGAATTTTAAGCGATTTTTAGAAGGAGAATTCGACCACATTGAAATACCCAAGTATTCAACTGATAAAGAAGAAGTCGCTTATAACAAAGGTTATAAAAAAGCAATTAAAGATTTGCAAGAGTTTATTGATACAAAAAAGACTGATTGCTACTACCAATAGCAAACAGTCAAAGTGTACACAAAATTATTCGTACTTTAAAAATACAAAATTATTCGGAGGTAGTCAACTATGACTAAAGAAATTAAAGATATGACGCAGGAAGAATTAAAAAAATTATTTGCAGAAAAAAATACTGAATTATTTCAATTAGCTAAAAAGATAGATGAAGAAACTGATTTCGATATTCTAGTGTTTTCGTTGATTGGAGTTGCTACAGAAGATGACACATCATCATCTAATGCTATCTACGGTAGTACTATCGGTCTTGCTAACTTATTAAACCACGAAGATGACTATCATAAAATCGCTAATATTATTCAAATACACAAGTTAAAAAATATTCTTGGTATCAATGACGAGGAGGAACAAGAATGAATTTAACTATTAACAAACTGACAATCGAAAACTTTGCAGGCTTTAAGAAACAAACATTTGAATTTAATGGCCAAGATGCAAGAGTGTACGGAGCTAATGGAACTGGTAAAACAACAACTGCTACTGCACTACAATGGCTGTTATTTGATAAAGGTTTAGATGGCTCAACGAAGTCATTTAATCCAGTACCGTTAAAAGAAAATAACGAAGAAGATTATGAACTTATTCCAACAGTTGAAGTTGAATTAAATAAAGATGGTAAAACTTTAAAAATCAGAAAAGAAAGCCATCCGAAATACACTAAAAATCAAAGTAATAATCGCAAAGAATATAGTCGTTCTAGAACAAAGAAACAATATATCAATGATGAAAGTTTAAAAGTAAAAGATTTCCAAAGTCGTATCGCTGAACTGGTAGATGAAGATGTATTTAAACTCATTACTAATCCTGCAGCATTCAATGATTTGGAATGGAAGAAACAACGTGAATTGTTATTTGAAATTGCAGACCAAATTGATGATGAAGATATCATCAAAACAAATAAGGACTTTAAGGATTTAAAAGATATCTTAGGTGATCATGATATCGAAGTAAAAACAAAAATCTTAAACGATAAGATTAAGCAAATTAGAAAAGATATTGAAGATATACCTGTCAGAATCAATCAAACTGAAAGCAATAAACAAGATGTTCCTGAGCATGATGAAGGACGTTACAACACAGTTAAACAAGAAATCGAACAGTTAGGTAATGAAAGAGTAGATATTCAGAATGGTAAAGCCGAGATTGACCTTCGTAATCAACTTGCAGATAAACAAGCTGAACTGAATCGTCTTGAAGATAATCATGATGCTAACAATGAAGGTCGTATTCATGCAGCAACAAATGAACTGAGTGTAGAAAATGGGACAGTGGCCAACTTAGAAACAAAAATCAGAAACAATAAACAACAAATCGAATACGAATCAAAACGTCGTCAAGAATTGTTATCTGAGTATCATGACTTCAAAGAAAAAGAAGAAGAAGTTAGAGCAAGAAAATTTCAACCTAGTACCGATAATGTTTGTTCTTGTTGTGGCCAAGTATTGCCACCTGAACAAGTTGAAGAAGCAAATAAAAAAGCATTGGCTAAATTTAATAAGCAACAGTCTGAAGATTTAGAGAACCTAAAACAAAAGACTGACAAGATACTTTCTAACGGCAAAGAAATCAAGCCATTAATCGAAAAATTAGAGAATGAAAATAACGACTTACAAATTAAAGTCAATGAAGCTAAAGAGAAAGCACAACGTATTGAAAATAGAATCAATAAATTGAAAGCAGGCAATGTTGATATTACTCAAACAGATGAGTATAAATCAATTCTAAATGACATCAATGAAATAAATCAGAAACGTAAAGATATTAAAGCTACTATTAGCGATAAAGTAGCCAAGATTGATGAACAAATTAATGAACTCAATCAAGAAAAAGTTGCATTTGAAAATGCTAAAGCGATTGAAAGTTCAAATGAGCATCTTGATGAAGTCATTAAAGATTTACGTAACGAAGAAGATCAACTACTTGATAAGAAAGAAGATTATGAACATCAACTTTATATCTTGAAAGAATTTACGACTACCAAAGTCAAAATGCTGACTGAAAACATTAATAGGAAATTCAAAATGGCTAACTTTAAGCTATTCAATCATCAAGTTAACGGTGAAATCAAAGAAACATGTATCTGTACAGTTGATGGCGTTGAATATAACGGTGGCCTTAACAACGCAGCAAGAATCAATGTTGGTTTAGATATTATCAACACCTTATCCACACACTATGGAATCACTGCACCAATCTTTATCGATAACGCAGAAAGTGTGACAGACATTATTCCGACAGAAGCGCAACAAATTCAATTAGTAGTAAGTGGGCAAGATAAAACATTAAGAATGGGGACGATTTAGACATGGCAGTAGAACGTACGGTTTATAACGGTTGGGCCTTTTCAGAAAATGCAAAAGAAAAAATGCAAATAAATTCTGAACTCTATAAGGAAATTAAAAATAAGTATTCAATTTATCGTTCAGATAATCGTTATGCATTTGTAAATAACGATATCAACTTTGATGATTACGATTTAATTATTGAGAGAGTACCAAAATATAAACATGCGATTTATAACATTCACAAGAATGACACGGAATTAGGCTATGATGAAATGCTACTTGTGTGTGATGATGGAAATCTTTGCTTCGGCGGTCAAAAAACTAAATCAAATCAATATACAGTATGGGAGGACTAATAAAATGACAAATAATCAAGTACAACCAACAAACTTAAAAATGGTGCAAGAAAGAATTGTTAATGAAAAAAATGTAACAGATGAAGTATTAAATAAAATTAACGTTTATCAAGCACAAGGCAATTTATCATTGCCTGCAGGTTATTCAGCAGAGAATGCATTAAAAGAAGCATGGTTAGTAATTAGTCAAAACAACAAATTAGCAAATTGCACTAAAGAAAGTATGGCACAAGCGCTATTAGGAATGGTTACGCAAGGTTTAAATCCAGCTAAGAATCAATGTTACTTCATTCCTTATGGTAATAAAATGCAAATTCAACGAAGCTATCACGGAAATATCATGATGCTAAAACGTGATGCAGGTGCAAAAGATGTAGTTGCTCAAATCATTTATAAAGGTGACTCATTCAAACAAGAGTTAGATGGCACTGGTCGTATTAAAGATATTAAACACGAACAAGATTTCTTTAATATCGATAAAGACAATATTGTAGGTGCTTATTGCACAATTGTTTTTGATGATGGGCGAGATAACTATATCGAGATTATGACAATGGACCAAATCAAGCAAGCTTGGATGCAATCATCAATGATTAGAGATGAACAAGCACTTGAGAAATCAAAAACACATAATAATTTTAAAGAAGAAATGGCCAAAAAGACAGTTATTAATCGTGCAGCTAAACGTTATATCAATAGCTCAACAGATGATAATTTACTCAAATTTGCGAGAGAATCAGAAACTCGTCAACGTAAAGAAGTTCTAGATGCAGAAGTGGAAGAACAAGCAAATCAAGAAGAACTCGACTTTGAACAACCACAACAATATGAAGATGCTCAATTTAAAGAAGTAGAAGAACCTGAACCAGCTGATGTAAGTAATTTTGAAGAAGTAGCGCAAGAAGCACCTAAACAAGAAAGTGAGAAAGATCCATTTTAATAGAAACTTTAGCAACAGGCTCAAATGGTAACTGCTATCACATTAATGATGGCAGTACCTCACTTCTTATTGAAGCTGGTATCAAATTTGAAAAGGTTCAAAAACACTTCAAAGGTCGAACAAGAAAAATTAAAGGTTGCTTAATTACTCACGAACATGGCGACCACGCTAAGTATATAAAACAATATGTCAACGAAGGTATTAACTGTCATATGACTGTAGGCACTCAACAAGCAATTCCTACAGAAAGTCATAGAATATGCACAATCAAAGCAAAACAAGAACTAAGAATAGGTACATGGTCGATACTACCATTTGATATTGAACATGATGCTAATGAACCAGTTGGCTTTTTGCTCAAAAGTGTCCATGGTTACAAAGTTTTGTATATCACAGATACAAAATATCTTAAATATAAATTCAAAGGCGTTACACACATGATGTTAGAAGTGAACTACATCTACGAACAAATGCAGCAAAACATTAAAGACGGTGTAATTCATAACGTGTTGGCCAATCGTATTATGGAGTCTCATTTTAGTTTAGAACATGCAATCGGAATGTTAGAAGCAAATGATTTATCAAAACTAGAAGAAATTTACTTAATTCATTTAAGTAGCAATAACGCAAACGCTACACATATAAAACAAAGTATTCAGGAAGTTACAGGCGTTCCTGTTTATGTAGGAGGACAATAAATGATTAACAGAGTCACATTAGTAGGTCGTTTAACTAAGGATCCTGAATTTAGAACAACTCAAAAAGGAATTGATGTTGCAACTTTCACACTAGCAGTTAATCGTAATTTCACAAACGCACAGGGCGAACGTGAAGCTGATTTTATCAATATTATCGTATTTAGAAAACAAGCACACAATGTTAACAACTATTTATCAAAAGGAAAACTAGCAGGCGTTGATGGTCGCATACAATCACGCAGTTATGAAAATCAAGAAGGTCGTCGAATATTTGTGACTGAAGTAGTTGCAGATAGTGTCCAATTTCTTGAACCTAAAAATTCAAATGGTGGTCAACAAGACACTTACCAACAACAAACTCAATCACAAACACAACGTAGCCAAAATACTAAACCACAAGGACAAGATCCTTTTGCAAATGCTAATGGGCCAATCGATATCAGTGATGACGATTTACCGTTTTAAAGGAGTGAACAAACATGACATTAGGTAGAAAAATCAAAGAACGTAGATTAGAAAAAGGACAAACACAAACGGAATATGGAGAAGAATTCGGAGCAGGCAAATCATTAGTTTGCCAATGGGAGAAAGGCATAAATAAACCTAATCGAAAACGATTAAAAATGATAGCTGATGACATGGGAATCACTGTTGTTGAGTTATTAGGGAGTGACGAAAAGTGACTTTAGGACAACGTATTAAAGAACACAGGCAAAATAAAGGTTTGAATATGAGAGAGTTCGGAGAATTAATCGACAATGCCTCAGACAGTATTGTAAGCAGATGGGAAAGAAATGTTTCGGTACCTAATGCTAAACGATTAAAGCTAATCGCTGATGATATGAACATCACAGTTACCGAATTATTAAAAAGCTGATGAACTTCAACCAGTTTGAGAGTGAGGTGTTTATATGACTGGTTGGATAAAACTACACAGAAAATTATTGGATTCTCCTATTTTTCAGAACGAAAAACTTTTTAAAGTATTTGCGTATTGTTTGATGAAAGCCAGTCATAAAGAACATACGCAGCTTGTAGGAAGACGTGTAGTTCATCTTCAAAAAGGCCAATTTGTCTTTGGAAGAAAGCGAGCAAGTGAAGAATTACGTCTTAAAGAATCCACCGTTAGAGATTACGTAAAACTTTTAGAAAAGCTCGGAACTATCGACATAAAGTCCGACAACAAATTTTCCGTTATAACCGTTGTCAATTGGGCGGTTTACCAGAATGACGAAGAAATTTCCGACAGCAAAAACGACAAGAAATCAACAACAAATCAACATCAAATGGACAACAAATCGACATCAAATCAACAACAAATCAACACAAACAAGAATGTAAAGAATGAGAAGAATGATAAAAATGAAAAGAATGAGAAGAATGTTGTTGTAGACGACGACTTCGCTACGATTTACAACCTGTATCAAGAAAACATTGAACAGATACCAAGTCCAATTACAACTGAAAAACTAACTCAAGATATGGATCATTACGGAAAAGAGTTAGTAGCGTATGCAATAAGAAAAGCTGCGCTTAATAATTCTCATAACTACAAATTCATAGACTACTTACTCAAAGATTGGCGTAAGCGTAACTTAACAACCATCAAAGCAGTTGAACAATACGAACAACAAAGACAAGAACAAAAAGAACAGTCCTATCAACCTAAAGTAACACAATCAAGAGAAAAGACACCTGAATGGTTGAAGAATCGTAATCAAGAAAAAGAAACAGTTGATGATGATCCTGAGTTTGAAAAATTACGTTTACAATTTCAAAAACAATTGGAGAGTGATTGGGATGATTAAAAAAGTATGTAGCAAAACTAAAAGTATTGAAGTTGGCCAAAATAATGTGTCCTCAATTGAATTACACAAACACGAAACAGGTGGCATAGACATTTTTAAAACAAGAAATGCTGACGGCACCTTAATTGGTATCGAAGGTTTCTTTGTTGGCCAATATCAAGTTATAGAAGATGCAGACACAGAACAACTAGATATATTTAAGTTATTGGAGGGATAACAATGAAAGCAAACAAAGTTTATCGTTCTAAAGAACGTGTTTACATTTTCAGTGATAGACAGTTAGAGAGAGCAGCTAAAAACAATGTGACTGAAGATGATATAACTAACCGTATGTTTCATGGTTGGGATATTGATGACATTGTAAACACACCAGTAAAAAGAAGAAAGAAAAGAACGGTTAAAGCGACTAAACCTAATATTACTAAAACACGTAAAGAACGTAAGAAGAAACATCCACAGAAAAAGTCGGCAATCAAAATCATTAATCAGAAACGTACCTATCCACCAGTGAAACCATCAGAGTATTACTTCAACTTACTAGAATTTGCAACTAAGCATTTTAAAGCAGGTGATGATCATGCCTAAGGTCATTGATTTAGATAAAGGTGATTTCATTTGGTTTATTCCTCTGAATAGCCAAATGAATTACTACGGATATGTTAAAGAGTTGAAATGGAACTTTGAAGGTGTGAAAGAAAGTGCAGTTATCACAATTGATGATGAGATTGAAGTTGAGATTGACGACACATACCAAATAGCGATTGGGAGGAAATATTATGAAAAACCAACCAACTAAAGAAACGTTAATAAGGTTTGCGCGCAGACATGCATTAGATATAGACGGATATTATCAAGATGAAAAAGAACGTGATCCTCATAAACGTGAAATTGACGCGATTGTACGACAACTTAAAGCAGTAAGAAAACAATGTGATGAATTTAAATTAAAAGCAGCAGCTTATGAAAGAATTGAGCAAGCATATTTCGATAATGATAATTATTCTGATGAACAATTTATGGAATTAATTGAAGAAACTATTGAAGAAGTAGAAAGTGATTTGGAGCGTGGTAGTGATGAGTAACGAATATAGAGAACAACAAATCATCAAACATGCTTTGCAATATTATATTCAACGTCCTAATGCTAGTGAGTTAGATAAAAAACGCGAACAAAAAGTGTTGGAAAAAGTTACTGATGAAGTGAAAAGAATGCAAAAACAATGGGATATACCTACTAAGGAGGAACAATAAATGACAATGATCCATATGTTAGGGCTAATTATAATTGGCGCATTTATCGCAGATTATGTAAGGCTACGAAAGGAAAAAGCTAAATTAAAGCTTAACGTAAGTATTCTTACTGAGCAGGTTATGAAAGATTACGGAGCAGAGTACACACATAAACTTATCGGTTATAAGGAGGAACAATAAATGAACACATTAACAGTTGATCAATTACAGGAATTACTACAAACACAAAAGGAATTTGACGATAGAATTTCAACACTTAATTTACAGGATAGCAAGATCGCATATGTGGTTGAATTCTTTGAATGGTTTAACACATTAGAAACATTCAAAAATTGGAAGAAGAAACCGGGCAAGCCATTAGATGTGCAACTAGATGAATTAGCAGACATGTTGGCGTTTGGATTAAGCATTACACATCAATTAAATCTAGATGTTACTGAAGAAACAGTGGAAAATTTAAATAATATTATGCAAGCAGCGAAAGATATTGATAAACACTTAGATGATATTGATATTTTATCAGAGGTGTATACCAACTTAGGCAAAAATATTTTTAATAGAGATAGCACTAATTCAGATGCACTCACATTCTTAACTTATCCATTCGCATTTTCAGTTGAATATTATTCACTCGATCAACTCATTGACGCATACAACAAGAAGATGGAGGTCAATCATGCAAGACAAGACGGAACAACAGACAAAGATAAAGGCTACGTGTAAGAAGGATATAGTAGCAGAGATTAAAAGAATACTTGGCAAGGAGTGAACAGGAATGGAAGATAAATTTATTCAAATTATCCCAGCGTCAGAAAATCTTTTTAGTAAGTCATATATAGAAGAAGATGGAGTTTACCTTTATTCGCCAATAGTGTGTATGGCACTAACTTCAGATGGAGATATAAAATTTTGTGATATGGATGGAAGTGGTTATATAGATGAAATAGACACTTTTATGGTCGTTAAATATTTACCTGAATTAGATGAATATGTAGAATTATTCGATTTTGAGAAGGAGTGAACGGAATGAGTGATTTCAAAATAATAACTTCAGAATTAATTAGCAAAGGCATTGAGTTTGAAATAGAAGATGACACCTTGATTGTCGGTGATTGTTCAGTAATCAATTATAGCGACGTGTATTTTTTAAAATTGTCCGGAATTAATACTCAACAAGGAATGGCTGTTAAGCATCCTATAGTTATAGCAGATTTCTTATCTAGTTATTATTACTTATTAGAAGATCATAATAGTATCACTGTAAAAGATATTAATTTTAAAAGTGAGGTGCGTAGTAATGATTAAACGCATATTAAAGATTTGGTTTACTATCGCAATGTACGAGTTAGGGAAGTATGTGACTGAACAATTATTAATTAAATATACATCTAACGATGAAATTGATGCGCCTAAAGACTTTGCTTCGGATGGAGACCAAGCAGATTTGAACGGAGTGAGTGAATGATGGAATGGTCTTTGTTAATTGCGGTAGCTATTTTATCTATACTGTGGGCAATATCAACTTATAAATGGGTAAGGGCAGAACAGAAAGCGAAAAGATATTATGACATCATGATAAAAACGTGGAATGAGAATACACGGATAAATAATCAATTGCGTAACAATCGAAAGACAGACTTGATAGATGATAGGACGCACATACAAAGAAAGTCAGTTGAAATGGAAGATAAAGATAATAAACGCAGCTTAGGAAAATACGTGGTTGAGTTAAAAGACGAAGTATATTTAGCAAAAAAACATATAAATTCTTATAGAGACACATATATTATAACTGATAATGTATTTGAAGCTTTATCGTATAAAAATTTAGGATCAGCTAAAGAAGATGCGCGTATTTTGGGTGGGAAAGTATTACAACACAAACCTAATTTAGAGGTGGTTGAATGACTTGGTGGATAGTATTAATACCTATTGTGTACCTAGTATGGTTATGTATAAAAAGTAAGGGGGAGCAGTAATGCCAAAAGTCCCTTCGAAAAAAGTCAGGTACGGTAATCGTGGAATGTGGCTAGAAAATGCTATTATCCATACAAATAAACAATATCGAGCTAAACAGTTGGCACGCATTGATAAGGTACCGACTGATATTAGTTATAACACACGTACCAATAAGGCTTACTACAAGTCAAAAGGTACTGTAGATTTTAAAGGATTAGATAAAGAAGGCCGTTTTATCGCATTTGATACTAAAAATACAAATGGCACATCATTACCATTGAGTAATATCAAACAGCATCAAGTTGATTACTTGCAGGAAATAAAAGCAATGAATGGTAGTGCCTTTTTCTTAATCTATTTTAGTAAATATAAAGAGCTATATAGATTAGATATAGCCACTTATTTAAGCGCAATTAAAGTTTTAGATAGGAAAAGTATTCCGTACTCATTCTTTGATGAATTTGAGCTAGTTAGAAGCAAAAACGGTATATTATTTGATTATTTGGGGGTAGGATAGTGGTTGATTTAATTAATAGATATCGCCAATTTGACGCAGAACTAAGTGCATTGAAACTAAATAAACACATATGTCAACGTGAAATGCGTCATTGGGGTGCTACAACATTGATTGATTATAGAGCATATCTAGGCAAAAAGTATGATATGTTTACAAGATTACAACAAACTAAACGTATTAGTGATGAAATTGTTGAAATTAATAAGCGTATTGATGAACTGAATCATTATATGAAGTTAATTAGAGAGGTAGTTGATAAATTTGATGGTTTAGAATATCAAATACTTAAATATAAATATATGGACGGTATGACATTAAGTGAAGTTGCTGCAAAAGTAAATCGGTCAGATCAATACATCAGAAATAAGCATGCAGAAATCATTAAGCGTATTGAATTTGTAGGATAATGTCACATTTATGTAAGGTATAAAAAAGGTATAACACCTATTGATTTAATAAATTATAATGATATTGTGGTTATTTTCCCATGGTAACCACACGTACTAATGATTGTTCAAAGAAAATGATGTTTGTAAACCATAATATGGTCTCCTTTATGTTGAGCCTATCCGAAAGACAATTCGGGTAGGTTTTTTAATTTTAATAAGCAATTAGCGTGAGAGTTGGTGGTATATGAGATGAAATTAACAGTAAAACAACAGAAATTTGCGGATGAATATATAAGATTAGGTGAAGTTACTAAAGCTGCAATTAACGCAGGTTACAGTACAAAATCAGCTTATGCAGTAGGAAGCGAAAACTTGAAAAAACCTAGTATAAAATCCTATATCGACAAGCGTTTGGAAGAACTCAAAAAAGAAAGTATTGCCGAACAAGATGAAATACTTCAGTATTTAACATCAGTTATGCGTGGAGAAATGACTGAACAAATTTTAGTTGGTCAGGGTATGGGCTACCAAGAAATTGACAGTATGGATGTAGGTGCTAAAGATAGGATTAAAGCTGCAGAACTCTTAGGTAAACGATATAGAATGTGGACAGAAAAAGTTGAAGCCGAAGTAACCACACCAATATTTGTTGATGATGTTCCGGAAGATGATTAGACATGGCCGAAAGACCAAAAATCAGTCCTGCAAAAACAATTGGTGGTGGCTACAATAAATTCTGGCACAACAAAAACTTTTATAGAGTTGTAAAAGGTAGTCGTGGTAGTAAGAAATCAAAAACGACTGCAATCAATTTTATTTATCGTTTGATGAAGTATGAATGGGCAAATTTGCTCGTTGTAAGACGATTTAGTAATACAAATAAACAATCAACATATACAGACTTGAAGTGGGCTACAAACCAGTTAGGTGTAGCTCACTTATTTAAGTTTAACGAGAGTTTACCAGAGATTACTTATAAGAAAACTGGCCAAAAGATTCTGTTTCGTGGTTTAGATGATCCTTTGAAAATTACATCAATCACAGTTGATACTGGGATATTATGTTGGGCATGGTTTGAAGAAGCCTATCAGATTGAAACGTTCGATAAATTTAGTACCGTTGTTGAATCTATTCGTGGTAGTTATCAAGATGATGAGTTTTTCAAACAAATTACAGTTACATTCAACCCATGGAGTGAACGTCATTGGCTTAAACCTACATTCTTTGATAAAGATACACGATTAAACAATACATTTTCATACACGACAACATTCCGAGTGAACGAATGGCTTGATGAAGTCGATATTGCACGTTATGAAGACTTGTATAGAACGAATCCTAGACGTGCAAGAATTGTATGTGACGGTGAATGGGGAGTAGCTGAAGGACTTGTTTATACAAACTTTGAAGTAAAAGAATTTGATTGGTTTGAAAAGTATAAAGCAACTCAATTAAAAGTTCACGGTATTGACTATGGTTTCACAAATGATCCTACTGCATTAATTAGTGCAGTTGTAGATTTACCTAATAAAGAGTTATGGATATATGATGAGCATTATGAAAAAGGTATGCTCACAGATGATATCTACAACATGATTGTTGATAAAGATTTAAAGACAGCAGAAATTAAATCAGAAGGTGATATGCGAATGATTGCAGAATTGAAGTTAAAAGGTATTAAAAAGATTACACCTGCAACAAAAGGACCGCATTCGATTATGCCGGGTATTCAATATGTTCAAGGTTTCAAGATGTACATACATCCCAATTGTATAAGTACGATTGAAGAATTAAACACATATACCTTCGACCAAGATAATGAAGGTAACTGGTTGAATAAACCTATAGATGCTAATAACCACTTGATGGATGCACTTAGATATTCACTATCTGATTTAATATTCAAACCTAAAGAGAAGACAAGTGTTAGAAAATTAAGACAAATGAAAGGCATGGTGAGAGGATAAATGGTTAAAAAGCTAACGGATTTATACAGCTACAATACATTTGTGAAAGAAGCAAATGACGATTTTTTAGTTAGTGATATTGAAGAACTTTTAACTGAAGAAAAGTTAAGAGAGTTAATTAATAACCATAAAACACTTCAATTGCCACGTTTAGAAACATTAGAAGATTATTACTTAAACAGAAATACTGATATTTTAGTTGGAAAACGTCGTTTAGATGATGAAAAGTCAGACCATAGAATTGTTCATAACTTCGCTAAATATGTATCACGTTTCATTGTTGGGTATCTTACTGGTAATCCTATTACGATTCTCCATAAAGATGAAAATACCAATGATAAGATAGTCGAATTAAACGATTTGAATGATGCAGATGCAGTAAATAGCGATTTAGCATTAAATCTCTCAATTTACGGACGTGCTTATGAAATTGTGTATCGTGATTTAGAAGATAAAGATACATTTAAGCTACTTGATCCAAAGAATACATTTGTTGTGTATGATGAGTCGCTAGATAAAAAAGTGCTTGCTGGTGTCAGATACTACACAAAACAAGATGTTGATAAAGTACCTACAGATTTTGTTGAAGTCTACACAGATGAAGATATTTACTACATCAAGATGAAAGGTAGCCAATTCGAATCTATTGATATTGTTGAGCATTATTATAATGACGTTCCTATTATTGAGTATCTCAATGACCAATTTAAACAAGGTGACTTTGAGAATGTGATTTCATTGATAGATGCTTATGATGCTGCAGAATCAGATACAGCTAACTACATGACAGACTTAAATGATGCTATGTTAGCTATTATTGGTAACACTGAATTAGATAGTGAAGATGCCAAGGCATTTAAAGATGCGAATATGGTTCATATTAAACCTGGCGTCACTGCCAACGGTAGTGAAGGTACTGCAGATGTGAAATACATCTATAAACAATATGATGTGGCCGGAACAGAAGCATACAAAAGCCGGTTAGAGCGAGACATTCATAAATTTACGAATACACCTGATTTAAGTGATGAAAACTTTAGTGGTGTTCAAAGTGGAGAAGCAATGAAATATAAACTATTCGGACTTGAGCAAATGCGAGCAATCAAAGAACGATTGTTTAAAAAAGGTTTAATGAAACGCTATAAGTTGCTATTCAATAACATTAATATCGAAAATTTATCGCAACATTCATATAAAGAGATTACAATCAAGTTCTCTCCTAATTTACCTAAGTCATTAATGGAATCAATCGAAGCATTTAACGCTTTAAGCGGTGGTGTATCAGAACAAACACGTTTATCAGTTCTAGATATTATTGATGATCCACATGAAGAAATGGAAAAAATGAAGGAAGAACGTCAGCAAGAAAGAGACGAATCTGATGCGAACAGTTATCAAGATGCTTTCAATTCATCTGAAAAGGTAGATGAAGGTAATGGCAGAACAATATGATCCTCAGTATTGGATAGAACGCGCTCAGCTTGTTATGGAGCAAAATGTAGTTGAAGATGCTAAAACTGCAGCAGAGATTAATCGTATTATTACTTTGATGTATGCAGAAATAGCAAAAGAGATATTTGCTTTTTATGCTAAGTTTGCTACTTCAGAAGGTTTATCTGTTGCCGAAGCAAAGAAAGTTGTAGATGCATTTGATGTTGTAGCGTTTAAATCTAAGGCAAAAGAATATGTTAAGAATAAAGACTTTAGTGAGAAAGCAAATAAGGAATTAAAGAAATATAATGTCAAAATGAAGATTTCTCGTGAGAAATTACTCAAAGAGAATCTAGATTTGATAGTTAGATCATCAACTGCAAAAGTAGAAAAGACGATTGAGAATGGATTAGTTGATTCAATTAATCGTGAAGTGAAAGAACAGGCAGGAATATTAGGCGTAGACCTTAGAATTACCAAAGAAAAAGCAGAAGCTATTGCTAATAGTAAGTTTCATAAGGTCACTTGGTCAGAGCGTTTATGGGATGATATGGATTTGGTAAGAGAAGAAGTTGAGCGCATCACAACAAATGTAGTTGTACGTGGCCGACATCCTAATGAGTATGTAGCAGAATTTAAGAAAAAAACAGGCCAAACAACATACAATGCTAAACGTTTACTAACCACTGAATCAGCTAGAGCGCAATCAGAAGCACAACGACTATCTTATTTAAAAACACTTGGTGAAGATGGTGAGTATGAGTTCTTAGCATCTAAAAGTGAATTACCAAAACCGGGATTTTATGAGGAAAACCTAGATTTAAGCAAGTTGAAAGACGATGAAAAAACAAAGGTTTGTCCAGTTTGTAATGAGTTGAACGGTAAGGTATTCAAAGTAAAGAATATGGTTCCTGGTGTCAATGCTGCGCCTATACATCCACATTGTAGGTGTTCAACTGCTCCACGTGTTGGTAATTGGCGTGATAAGTTCTTTGCAGAACGTAAAGGAAAATATTCAGGAGGTAAGATTGTAATTGACTAGAGAAGAATATGAACAAAAATTAGATGACGTAACTGATGAATATATGCAAGTCTACGGTGATACACCAGAAGATATTTTAAAAGATGAAATGACAGATTATGAAAAAATCAAAGCAATTGAACAAGCAATACAGAAACGATAAAGCTATCACATCCGTGTGATGGCTATTTTTTATGTCCAAACCATGCTTATGACGTAAAAAGATGCAAGTGTATAATGTCCGAACCATGCATGACTTAAAACTAATCAAGAGTATATATAAGAGGTGTTTCTAATTATGGATATCCAAGATAAATTAAAACTCAACTTACAATTCTTTGCGGAAGATCCAAACGACAGAACTAACCCTGATGATAAACAAGGTGGTACTGACCAAGACGATCCAAAAAAAGATGACAAAAAAGACGGAGACGATAAGAAAAATGATTACGTCACTGTCGAAGAATTGCAACGTCGATTAAAGCAAAAAGATAAAGAAAAAGAAAATGCAGTTAAAGAAGCTGAAAAGCTCGCAAAAATGAACAAAGATCAAAAAAACGAATACGAAATGGAAAAGCTTCGCAAAGAGAACGAAGAACTTCGTCAAAGAGAAGCAATGAATTCTATGAGAAACGAAGCGCGTTCAATGTTTAGTGAGAAAAACATTACTGCTGAGGATGATCTTTTAGATATTGTCGTAACTACTGAAGCAGAAACTACTCAAAAAAATATTGATACAATTACTAGGGTAGTTAACAATATTGCAAAGAAAAAAATTCAAGAATCTCTAAGAAATGGCGCACCTAAAAATATTAAATCTGGTGGCATGACTAGAGAAGACATTATGAATATTAAAGATTCTGATGAAAGACAGATGGCTATTGCTCAGAATCGTCACTTATTTAAATAAATGGAGGTTTTTTAAATGGCACCACAACCAAATCAAATTGATGTACAAGCTTTGGGCGAAGCTAAGTCAATCGACTTCGTTAATCGCTTAGGAGAAAGCTTAAATAAACTATTTGAAGCATTAAACATTACGAATAAATTACCAATGAATGTTGGTACAGCATTAAAACAATATCGCTTTTCAGTAAATCCTGAAGGTAACCAAGATGGAATTGTTGCTGAAGGTGACGTTATTCCGTTAACTAAAGTTGAACGTGAATTAGTAGACATCACAGAATTGACATTCAAAAAATTCCGTAAAGCAACTACTGCAGAATCAATTCAAGCACACGGGTTTAGTACAGCGGTAAACCGTACAGATGATGAAATGTTACGTTATGTTCAAAAACAATTCCGTACAGATTTCTTCAATATGTTAAACGCTGCATTAACAAACAAAGCACGTACAAATAAAGCGAAGTTATCAGCACCTAACTTACAAGGCGCATTAGCTAAAGGTCGTGCTAACTTATCTGTTTTATTAGATACTGAAATCACACCTATCGCTTTAGTTAATCCTAATGATGTTGCTGGACACTTAGCAGAAGGTTTAATCAACTCTGATGGTTCTGAATTCGGTTTGAATTTACTTACTCGTTACGTAGGTGCAAAAGTTATTGAGTTCTCTGATGTTCCAGAAGGCGAAGTATGGTTCACAGTTGCAGAAAACTTAAACGTAGCTTATGCAAATCCTAATGGTGATTTATCATTAGCATTCCCATTCAGTGTTGATCAAACAGGTTTTGTTGGTGTGTTACACGATATGGATTCAAGTCGTTTAACAAGTGAAACAGTATTAATGCATGCTATTTCAATGTTCCCAGAAAATATTGATGCAGTTGTTAAAGTAACTATTACACCACCTACAACAACTACTGCTACTGCATAATCCATTAATCATTAAGAAGGTGAAACTATGGATTACTTAACTAAAGTTAAATCTCGTATTGGTTTGAAAGATAATAAACAAGATGAGCAACTCAAAGTAATTATCGAAAATGTAACTGCAGAGTTACTTTCAAGATTACCAATAGGTATGCGTGAAGATGTACCTGAAGGTTTAGAATTTATCGTTATTGAAGTTACTTTAAAACGATACAATCGCATAGGTGCTGAAGGAATGTCTAGCGAATCACAAGATGGACGTTCCAGCACTTATGAACCTAAGGATTTTGATGAATATTTACCAATAATTGACAGACTTTTTCCCGTAGAAACAATTGAACGCGAAGGAAGTATCAAATTCTATTGAGATTTGAAGATAGAGTTGATCTAATTGTTCAAAAAGTGGCCAAATATAATCCTGTTACTGAGAAGAAGGAAAGTGTTGAAACAATACTACCAAACATTCCATGTAACAGTAGCGCTTTATCTAGGGAAAGAGTGCTTGCTGAATTTGGCGAAGCGTATAAAGATATTACCGTTGTCCGTTTTAATCATGAATTGGATATCATTCCAACTCACGCAATATTGAAAGGCCTACGATATCGAGTAGCAGATGTAAGAGTATATCGACATAAAACATCAATTTATCTTCATGAGGAGTTATTAAGTGGAAACTAAAGGTCTAGATAGACTGATTAAACACATGAGAGCTATGCATGACAATATAGATGATGATATTGATTTTATTCTTGAAATGAATGCAAAAGAGGGCGTAGGAATTGCTCAAAAGAAAGCTAAAGAAGTGATGATTAAAGGTTACTGGACAGGTAATTTATGGCGACAAATTGAGTATCAAAAAGTTGGTAAATTGCATCATAGAGTAATATCTAATGCTTATTACAGTGGCTATTTAGAATTCGGTACGCGTCACATGAATAAAGAGCCTTTCATGTTTCCAACGTACGAAGTTTTAACTCAAAATCAATACAATGATTTAAAACGATTGCTCAATGGATAGAGGTTAGCTTATGAGTAATAGAACACCACAACAATTGTTATATAACGAAGTATTTAAACAGTTACAAGGATATGGAATAGAGGTTATTGATTCAACAGAACTTGGCCAATCTATCACATATCCTTTTTTTGTTGTTACAAAAGGTAATGCAGATAAATTTCATTATACCCTTAATTCTTTTGGTGGTGGATTAATCGTAGATGTTGATATATGGTCTGACGCTAATGATGTTGGTAAGCATGATGAATTAATTTATTATGCTGATCAAATATTAAGTGATATTAGCGATTTAGGTAATTACCATGTATCAATTGATACGATTCATACAAATACACTTATCGACAAAGAAGAAGGTAATAAGAGTTTGTTGCATACTTCTTTGAAAGCAGAATATAAATCTTATTAATTGGAGGTAAAGTGATGGATAAAAAAGATAGTAAATTCAGATTGTATCTTTTTAGAAAGCTAGGAGAAGCAGTTGATGCAAATCGTATGATGTGGATGACTGAATTCGAATTAAGTCATGAAACAGATACTGATACAGAAGATACAATGGATGGAAGTTATTCAACTGAAGGCTCTACATCTACAACAGCAACAGCAACTGCAAAGATGGCTTATGGAGATACGTTTGCTGATGAAGTAGAGGATGCAACAGTTGATAAAACACCTTATGAGATGTGGGAAATTGAAAGTAAAATTGAAGGTACAGGCGAAAATGCCGGAAGATTTAAAGCTAAATATTTCCAAGGTAAATTTAATAAATTTACTTTAAAAGGTGAAACTGGAGGAGTAGATGAATACGAACTTGAATACGGCGTTAATGGTCGTTTCCAACGTGGTTATGCAACTATTCCTGATGAAGTTGAACAAAAATTAGATGCTAATGGTTACAAATTCCATAACACTACTGCTGATGATCCTGCTACTGAAAATCTAGAAAGTATTCCTCAACCAAAAGTAAGTAGTTCATCTAGCACTACATCAACGTCAACTTCAACATCTGATAAGTAAATCAATTTATAGAGTAGGTGAATAGCCTGCTCTTTTTTATTTCAAAAAAATTAATGAGGTGGAAAATAAATGATTACAATTAAAAATGGTAAAAAAGATTTAGAAATGCGTTTTGGTATAGGACAATTAGATGCTATTGATAAAGCGTTAGGCTTTAAAGTTCAAGATCGTGTAGAACTTGGTGAAGGTTTAGAGAAATTAGTACCTAAATTAGAATCAGGTAACGCGATTGCAATTGCAAAAATCATTAAAGCGACTACTCGTGGCCAACAACATTCACCTAAAAATGATGAAGAATTAGAGGGTATCTTAGTTGATTTAATTAAAGAGCATGGTTCCCTTAAAAAATTCGGAGAAATCGTTCTTGAGGATATGGGAAAGAATGTTCTAACCCAAGACGTTATCAACAACAGCAAAGCGCTAGAAGCGAAAGAGATTTAGTCACTTATGATCGTATAGTTTTAGCCTGCATGTCCGATTTGAAGATGACTAGTTTAGAAGAGATTGATAATTTGACACTACGTGAATTTAATTATCGCATGTGGGCTTTAGAACTAGACGTTTTAAGAGAAGAGTTCGAAAGGTATAAACTTGCTTTTGCAATAAGAGATGCTGCTACCACTAAAAATATTGGTACAGAAAAGAAGCCTAAAGAAGTTTATAGATACCAAACTGCTAGTGACATTATTGATTTTGAGAAAAATTATAATCGTATTCTTTCAGGTAAAACTATTGAATATCATAAAGAAACAGAAGAAATATCACCTAGTGAAAATAGTTTATTACAAGCGATAGCTAAGATGAATAATGAAACTAGGAATAAGGAGGTGGAATAGTGCCTAACACTGAATATACTGTCAGTAATGAATTAGTGGCTAATACTTCGCGATTTAAAAAAGAGATAAATCAAGCTATTAATTTATTGAAAAGATATGATGCAGTCGCTAAAAGTATTGATGATATCGAATTAACAGCTAGTGATAAAAATCTTATTTCTAAGGTCGAAGAAGCCGAAAAAGCATTAAATGAACTAGATGGAAAGCGTTCAACTTCAGAAATTGATGCAGATATTATTGATTTAGAAATTAAAAAAGATGAAGTTATTCGTCAATTAGAAGAAATTGATGGAACTGAAGCAAGTCCTGAAGTTGATTTAGAAAAAGCGAAATTTGATGCTGAAATTAATGAAATAAATGCTAAAATTGACCGTTTAGAAAATGAAAAAGCAACAGTTGATGTAGATATTGACAAACATGAGTTTGATATGGATATAGATGCGATTGAGAAAGATTTAGAGCTTATCGACGATATGGATGTTGAACCTAAAGTGGATGCGAATACTAAACAAGCAGAAACTAAGATAAACCAACTAGAAAAAGCTTTAGATTTTTTAGATAGTAAGTCAGTTCGAACTGCAATTGATTTAAACGACAGATTATTTGTTACTAAATTTCAAAAGACGAAAAAAGAGTTGGATAGACTTGATGGTAGAAAGGTTAAAACTGCTATTCAAGTAGATTCTGCATTAGCTAATGCGGAAGTAACTACTTTTAAGACGGTGTTGCGCAGTATTCCAAATAAAGTTCGTACTCGGTTAGAAGTTGATAGTGATAAAGCGGAAGGTTTCTTAAGAGCGTTAAGCGCTGGTATTGATGAATCAACAAAATCTTGGGATAGATTAGCTACTAAGATTCGTACAATAGGAACAGTGCTTGGGAACATGGTTCAAGGTGTTCTAATTTCCAATATCACTTTACTTGTACCAATAATTGCTAGTTTAGTACCCGTATTGATGGCGGTATTAAATGCAATTAGCGTAGTAGCAGGTGGTGCTGCTGGTTTAGCTGGCGCATTCGGTGTTGCTAGTGCAGGTGTAGTCGCATTTGGTGCTATGGGTATTAGCGCTTTAACCATGTTAGCTGATGGAACATTAGAGGCAACTAAAGAAACTGAGCGTTATGAAGCTTCATTAGATAGCTTAAAGAGTGCGTGGGCTGGCCTTATCAAACAAAATCAAGCACAAATATTTAATACATTAGCCAATGCTATTGATACTGCTAAAGTTGCATTATCTGGACTTACACCTTTTATCAACGGTGTGTCTCAAGGAATGGAACAAGCTAGTGCTAAGATGCTTGATTGGGCTAGAAATTCTCAAGTAGCTCAACGTTTCTTTGAAATGATGGGTACAACTGGTGTAAGAATATTTAATAATATGTTAGACGCTGCCGGTTCATTTGGTAGTGGTTTAATTAGTGTACTTACACAAATAGCACCATTAGCCGAGTGGGTATCGCAAGGCTTTAAGAAAATGGGCCGAGCATTTAATGAGTGGGCGCAGTCAGTTGAAGGACAAAACGCAATTAAGTCTTTCATCGAATATACCAAACAGAATTTGCCATTAATAGGTCAGATATTTGGTTCAACATTTAGAGGTATATTCAACTTAATGAAAGCATTTGCACCTAACACTCATCTTGTATTACAAGGTTTAGCAGATATGGCTAAGCAATTTGAACAATGGAGTGCAACGATTGCAGAGAGTGACGGATTTAAAAAGTTCATTGAATACGTTCAAGAGAACGGACCTAAACTTATTCAATTACTAGGTAATATTGCAAATATTATAGTTAATGTCGCTACAGCTATGGCTCCATTTGCAGCTGCAGTATTAGATGTAGCAATTGCAATTACTAATTTTGTAGAGTCATTAACAGCTACTCATCCTGCAATTGGTATAATGTTAGGCTTGATTGTAACGTTAGCTGGTATCTTTATGACATTAGGTCCACCAATTATGGGCGCAATTGATTTTATTGGTAAATTTGTAAGAGTTTTAACCGGAGCAAGTACTGCTATTGAAGGTTTAACCGCAATTGGTAGTGGTTTAATGACTGCTCTTGAAGGATTAGGTGCTGCGTTCCTCGCTTTAGACGCTCCTATTTTATTAATCATTGGTGCAGTAGCAGCAGTAATCGCAATTCTAGTATGGCTATGGAACACCAACGAAAGTGTTAGAAATGCACTCACAAATGCGTGGGATGTAATTTCTACAACAATAGGCGGTGCTATTCAGTCTGTTATAGATTGGTTTATTCAATTGTACGATAATATCATGCAAACAATTGAACCGTTAATTCCGATTTTCCAACAATTTGGCGATTTTATTAATCAAATTCTAGGTGTTGTGGTTGTACAAGCGATTAATTTCCTAGTAGAAGCGTTTAAGGGACTGTGGCTTGCGGTATCGGTAATTTTCACTGCAATTGGTGCAATCGTATCATCTGTAATTCAAATTATTGTTGGATTGTTTACTGCTTTCATTCAATTAATTACTGGCGATTTTTCAGGCGCACTACAGACTTTACAAAATACATTCACAAATGTGCTAAATACCATTTGGGGTGCGGTACAATCAATTTTCTCTCAAATTTCTAATTTCATATTTGCTAGTCTAAATTCCATACTTGGAACAAGCATTTCAAGTTGGTCTCAAATTTGGTCGTCTACAACTCAATTCCTTAGTCAAATTTGGTCAAGTGTGACAAATTGGTTTAGTCGAGTAGCTCAAACGGTTGCTTCTAAAATGGCTCAAGCGCTTGGATTTATTATTTCTCACGGCGCTCAATGGGTTTCAGCTATCATTGATGCAATGGCTAGATTTGTTTCAGGTGTAATTAGCGGTTTTGTCAATGTGATTGGCCAAGTCAAAAGTGGTATGTCACGTGCTGTTGCTGCTATTAGAGGATTTTTAGGACAATTTGTTAGTGCCGGAATACAAATGATGGCTGGTTTAGCTCGAGGTATTATGAGTGGAGCAAGCCAAGTTATTAGTTCGGCTGTCAATGTAGCTAAGAGTGCAATAAGTGCAGTTAAAGGCGCATTAAGTATTCATTCGCCTTCACGTGTGTTTAAAGATATTGGTGCTTACACTATGGAAGGTATGCATTTAGGAATGAATGCAGAAGGTAGTAAAGTGATAGACTTAGCTTCATCAATTGCATCAAGAGTAAGTTCTGGATTTAATTCATCACTTAATATTCCTAAAATAACAAGTGATTTTAGAAATGCTACTGCTTCTGTAAATGCACAAGTTCAACATACACATCAAGTTAATTCATCTCCAAATCAACGTGTAGTACGTATAGAGATGGATGTTAATAATGAAGCACTTTCGGCAATTGTTAATGGTCAAACTGCAAATGAAGATGCAATGTTTTCATTCTAAGGAGGTCGTTCAATGGATATAGAAATTAAGAAAAAGGACGGACAACGTTATACTTTGAACGACTTCGGTTTCAAAGTGGAAAGCGTGACTGTCGAAAGTATTGAAATAGAAAAAGACTACAAAACAAAAGAAAATACAAATGGGCGCATTAGACTAAGTACACAATATCGTAAGCGTAATATTAAAGTTGAATGTTACGTTATGTCGACCAAACTAAATGATAATTCTAGATTGAGAGACGAGTTTTATGCTTTAACTACAAGTAAAGATCCAATACTAATTAGAGAATTGAGAAGAACTGTACCACTCAATTATCGTTTTATTCAACCTACTAAAGATGATTATCAAGATATAGATGAATACAACAATTTAGTACTTAATCATGAGCCTTTTAATAATAATCACTATGTAAATGGTAGACAATATCAAGTGATTTGTAACGGTGTTATTGAGCCTAAAGAAGTAGGACGTAAAATTCAATTTTCATTAGATTTTGAAACTGATGAATTACCTTTTGCTGAAAGTATCGGAACATCATTGGAATTAGAGAAACGACCTGACAGAGAATTATGGTCAAATGATATGCTAATTCCTTTTGATGAAGAAGATACACGTCGTAAGTATTCATTTACTAACGTATATAACAATTCAGTGTACTATCACGGTAATGTACCTAATGATCAATTCAATTTATTTAAAAAAGTAACAGTTGTGTTAGGGAAAAATGTTAAAGCAACAGAGATATTCCAATTTACGCTAGGTAATAGTGATGTTATGACAATTGAAGGTGCTAACTTAAAAAAAGGCGACAAGATTGTCTATGACGGTGTACAGACGTTTAGAAACGGTGTTCCTATTAACGACTTAGCATCAAATGCACAACCAAAGTTTTATCCAGGTTGGAATAATTTTGAATTCAATCAACAAGTTAAATCAGTAACATTTGACTTGAAATTTTATTATTTGTGAGGTGTAGACATGCCAATATTAGTTACTCCAATACGTGGGCGTAGTATTCCATTGTACGTGTCTACTACCGAAACATCTAAACTTGGTTCTGACATAATCTTACAATTTGAAATTGTTGAAGATGAATTTAATTATCAAATTGTCAGAGGTTTACAAAAAAGATGGACGATTTCAAGAGTACAAGGTCCAAAGGATAAAAGAGAATATGTAGTATTTATTATTGACAGACAGACACATGGTAAGAAACAACTTGTGTCTGTCTCTTGTCGTTATAAGCCGTTAGATATCATTAAACATACTCGTGTTTATGAAACGATAGATGGTAGTTTTACCGCCGATAAGTTTCTTAAACAGATATTCGATAATACTGGACTGAAATATAAAATAAATGGTTCTCTTGGTTCATCTCAATTTGAAAATGCTGGTGAAGGTGAAAGTTTAGAAGATTTGATCAAGAAGTTTTGTAGTCACTTCGATGTAGAGTTCGATATTGAATTTAATAACAAAAAAGGAACATATACATTTGTATTTACACCATTCTTAAATAAAAATGCTAGTTATCATATAGATGATGAAATCAACGCCAATAATATGAAAGTTGAAGAAGATAGTAGTGAACTTTATACCTATGCAGTTGGATATGGCGATTATGATGAAGAAGAAGGTAGTACAGCAGCTGGCTTTGTTATGAAATTTGAGCATCCTAGCATCAAAGACTATGGTCGTTATGATGCACCACCGATTAAAGATGGTCGTATCAAAGATGAAGAAGTGATGCATCAAAAACTTCAATCATTAATCGAAAGTTCAGTTAAAACATCAATTAGTTTAGACTTTATCGCTTTGAACGAACATTATCCCAACGCTGTTCCTAAAGTAGCTGATATCGTTAAGATTAATCATTCTATCTTAGGTATTAATGAGTTTGTTCGTATTGTTGATGTAAAAACGGTAAGGGATAAAGATAATATTATCGTTAAACAAGATGTGACGTTAGGTGATTTCAAACGTGTAGATAGATATAAAAAGCGTGTAAGTGAAGCAGCGGCAGCAGTCGGAAAATTAGGCGGACAAAATAGTTTTGTTCATACTTATAAAGTGACAACTGCAAAAACAAATGCAGCGATTAAAACTACACAACGTCAACAAGAAGATAATGCTACTAAAGATATAAAAGCAACTAAAGAAGATGGCACAGTCGTTGATTTAAGTAGTGCTGATATTGTCATTGATGCTAATGGCAACTTGAAACTAAAGTAGGAGGTTTGAAATGAGAAAAACGATATATACCGACTTAGATGCAATATTTGGCGCTCGTTTTGTTAGAGAAAATGAGTTAAATTTTATTGCCACAAGAGATATGTTAACAAATATTGAAAAGTTATTAGATAAGCATAGTCGAAATGAAACAAAAGCACATACTGCCGACCAAATTAAGTACACACTTCCTACTGGTCCTAGTATCACAGTTGATAAAGAACTTCGTTATCAAAATGAACGTGTTAGAAACTTAGTATTAGGTAATTTAGGAAACAGTCAACAAGAAGTGCGTGACAGTCGTGTTTCTATGGATGGTCAAAGTCATTCATTACTTTCTGAACGTTTAAAACATGATTTTTCATACATTGAAGAAGAAACAGATAAGTTGATGAATGTTACTGATGATCCTGCATATTTATTTAATCCACCTTACATGAAAAGTGCCGAACGTGGTGTAAATGAAACGCCATTAAGTAATGATCCAACTGAAAACTTAAAAGCGTTCTATGACGTGTTTGTCGATAATAAATATTGTTTCAAAAAATATATTGGTAAAGACCAATCAGGCAAATACAACGTATATAGTTATACATTTGAGCCGGAACATTACAGTAAAACAGTATTAGTCACTTGTTGTATTCATGGTAATGAGTATAGTGCGTTTTACGCTATGAGCCGTTTTATGAACTTAGTTGTAAACGAGTGGGAAAAATACCCACAACTCGCTTATTTACGTAAAAATGTGCGTATTGTCATGGTGCCTATCGTAAATCCTTGGGGCTTTGCTAATCAAGAACGTGAAAATGTGAATAATGTAGACCTTAATCGTAACTTTGATTACTATTGGGAAAATGGTAGCGGTAAAAGTCCGAGTGGTAAGAACTATAAAGGCTCTAAAGTATTTAGTGAACGTGAAAGTAGAAATATGAAAACACTCGTTGAAAGTTTAGACGAAATTACAGCACATATGGACTGTCACAACATTGTATCTCAAGTTAGTGACTATTGTTTATTCTATCCACGTTTTGCTAATCAACCTAATAACGAAATGACACAACTTTTAATGGAATTATCGAATTATGGTGATTATGTTACTTGGGGTTCAAGTACATTAGCGTCATTCTCAAATTGGGTTGGTATCACGAAAGGTATTACATCATTCTTACCTGAAGTATATGAAGGTCGTGCTGGTAAACCTAGAGGCGCAGAAGAAATGTGGCGTAGCGTATATTACTTAGGAAATATTCTTTTAAGATTATCAAGTCTTTATAACGGCCAAAATGGAAAAACAGCAAACGAACCTATTGTTAAATCGTTTGTATATAGTAGTCGTTATAACAATTCTGGCGTTAAACCATTTTCACTTATCGCTAAAGATGGATATCAACGTATGTTGATGACACAACAACGATTTAAAGTTACTGCCAATGGTTTTGTAGAATTAAACGGATCAATCACAGTTCAGTTATCTAAAGATACAGTATTTGGGGTTAATCCGGGAGTTGCACAAAACTACAATCCATTTAGTGGTAATGGCAAAACGAGAAAACGTCAATTATTTAAAATTGAACATAAATTACCAGCTGGTATTCATACTATTCCACTACATGCAGTGGCACCTGTTCAATTTTCTACAACAACACCCGACAATGTTAAACGGACAAATGAAGTTATGGCAGTTGTAGATGTAATGAGAAAAGAAGGATATGCAAAAGTATTGAATATGGTACTTAATGTTAAATTCACACCTAGTCATTCTCATAATGCTGTTCAAATGTTTACTTCAACAGGATATGGCAACCAAAAAGAGCAAACATTCAAACAAATCTATCCAAATAAACCAGCACCGTTTGATGTTCGTAATAAGATTATCACTAAAAAATAAGGAGGTTTTTAAATGGACGGTTTGAAAAAAGAAGCGAAAATCACAGTTGTTGATGAGCCACGCTTGAAACCTATTACTGATGAGAATATCGGTTTTTACAACATGGATATCAATACAGCAGTTTTAACGTTTCAAGTAAGAAAACAAGATTATCCATTAGAAATCAGTAAAGTGAATACTGATATTTATGCTTACTTTGTATCTGATAATGGTTCATCAACTGGACGTGTTCAAGTTGATTACGTTAATCCAATGCAAGGTATCATTCAACTTACTTTAGATAACGACTTCTTAAAAGCTGCAACAGACACTTATGTCACAGGTCAAATCTACATCAAAGCTGTTGGTCGTAAAGACACGGTTGTATTAAATGAATTCCGTTTCTATGTCAAAGATGCGTTAATTAATCAAATTGATGCAGATATCAAAATCAGTTACATCCGTGAAATTGACGATTTAATTGATAACTTCAAAGAAAAAATCGAAAGTGTATCTCAAAACTTTAGCGATATCGAGACAGCACAAGCTGATTTTACTGCGTTTGTAAATGCACAGAAAAATGCTTTTATTAAACAAGTTAATGATATGAAGAATGAGATGAATGCATTTGCCAACAATACACAAAAAGACCTTATAGACCGACTAAACTCAATTGACGACAAAATGTTGCAAACGCTTAGCGAATTGGAAAATGGTACAGAAAATTTTGTTACTGAAGATGAGTTAAATACGTTACTTGCAAATTATCCTACAAACGAACAACTGACTACACAATTAAATGGTAAAGCAAATGTAGGAGATGTTACCGGAAATCAATCAGTTGAATTACCCGATTTTGACAAAATGATTAAAGAAAAAGTTGATGAAGCGCTTGCTAATGCAACATTACAACGTTTCACATTTACTGATGACAACGGATATATTCCTAGAATTGATAACCCTGACTTCGATACTATGAGTGGTATTGACGCTTCAGGCTTTTATTATGCTTACAACCCAATTAATTCACCTGAACCAAATAATCAAAGTGGTTACTTACTTGTTATGGCAAGAAGTAGCAGTTATAAAAAAGTGTTATTCTTCCCATTCAATCGTCATGTAATTTATTCACGTAATATGATGGGCGGAACAACAGGTTGGGGTATTTGGTACGACGCTACAAATAATGTGAGTGTAGGAGATTTTATAGGTGAAACGTCAATAGAATAGAAAGAAGGTGCTAAATAGTTGGAAGATGTAAAAGTCAAAATTATTCAGTCCGAAGAATTTAAAACCTTCTTTTATGCCGGAGATTTAAAAATGCTTTATGTATTGATTTTGTTAATGGTTTTAGACATATTAACAGGAACAGCTAAAGCTATTAAAGATAGAAGATTATGGTCAAGAAAAGGACTGTTTGGTTATGGAAGAAAGATACTTATTTTCGTCATAATTGTTGTATCTAACGTAATAGATCAGATACTAGCTTTAAATGGTGGACTAATTATGATTACAATCTTATTTTATATCGCAAATGAGGCTCTATCTGTAGTTGAGAATTGTGCTGCTATGGGCGTACTAGTACCTAAACAATTAGCTGAAAGGTTAGCAGTTATAAAAAATGAAGGAAGTCAACCACCTTCAATTACCACTGAAATCAAAGAAGAAATGACAACGAAATATAATAAAGAACTCGAGGATAATGAAACATCAGAAATAAATATCAAGATGAGAAAATAGTCGGCGTTTACACGTCGGCTTTTTATTATACAAAAAGGAAGGTGGATAAATGGCAATTTTACCTTCATCTGGCAAACCGACAGCCAAGCAGGTAGTAGCATGGGCTAAATGGTTAGCTGATAACAAATTAGGTGTCGATGTCGATAAACGTCTTGGATTAATTGATAGTTCAAGTAAAATAACGTGAATTGCTGGGAAACCCTTAGAGACTTAACAACTACAACGTAACTAGTAATGGTAAGCGTGAATGTTAAAAAATGTTAAGTATTGGGCAATCAGCAGGCAAGCTTCTATGGTAATAGTAGAAGAAGCTTCAACGACTAAGTGCCTATAATTATAGGACAGTGCGTTAAGTTTTCTTTTGTGATACAATGGTTTTGATGATTAATAAGGAGGCTACACATGGAAATTGTAGGTAAAACATTTAATCACTTGACTGTTGTAGAGTATGCTGGCAAAAACAAACATAAGAAAAAGCTTTATAAGTGTAAATGCAATAACTGTGGAAATGAGAAAATAATGGTTGGCACATCTGTTAAAAATGGATATTCTAAAAGTTGTGGTTGTTTAATAAAACAAAACCAAAAAAGAAAACATGGTATGACGGGAACTCCAATATACAGAAAATGGAAAAATATTAAAGGAAGATGTTTCAACCCTAATACCTCAAACTATAAGTGGTACGGTGGAAGAGGTATCACAATGTGTCAGAAATGGAAAGATGATTTCTCGGAATTTTATAAAGATGTAGGCGATATTCCTTTTGAAGGTGCAGAATTAGATAGAATTGATAACAACGGTGATTATGAACCAAATAATGTGCGTTGGGTTGATCATAGAACTAATTCTAATAATAGAAGAAAATACCACAACAAAACTGGTTATACTGGAGTTACTTATAAACCGAATTCCGACAAGTATCAAGCACAGTTATACAAAAATAAAAAGTTCATTTATTTAGGGTTGTTCGATACTCCTGAAGAAGCATATAAAGCGTATTTAAAATCAAAAGAAAACTAAGATATAGTCTAGTCTCATGTGAAAGCATGAGGCTCTTTTTATAGAGCAATTTAACGTTATACAAGCGTATTAAGAAATTGATACAGGGAAAGGCGTTAAATTAAATACAAACGTTCAATGTTGGGATTTACCTAACTATATCTTTGATAGGTATTGGGGATTTAGAACATATGGAAACGCTGATGCAATGGCACGACGTGACCAATATCCAAATAGTACATGGAAGATATATGCGAATACACCTAGTTTTGTGCCGAAGCCGGGTGACGTTGTGTGTTGGACATATGGAGCTTACGGGCATACAGCGATTGTAGTTGGTCCTAGTGATACTAATACATTTACGTCAATTGATCAGAACTGGTATGGGGCTAACCACTGGTACGGGAGTAAAGCTGCATATGTTAAACATAGTTACAGTGGTATGGGTGGTAATCTTTATTTCATCAGACCACCTTATAAAGAAGAACCTAAAACTGAAACACCACCTAAAGATACAACACCTGTTCAAGATAAAGGTGATACTTCTTCAGACAAACCGAAATCAGAAACTAAAAAAGAACCACTTAAAGAACAAAAAGTTATTACAGTAACTGCAGAAGATGATGAGAAAGTTGACTATCCTAGATTTATACCACATAGAATTGCTAATGGAGAAGTAAGAGGTCACAAACCTAAAGGGTTAGCAGTCAAGAACGCTGGAACAATGTGTTCTGTACAACAGATGTATTATGACAGAAACAAATACATTTCTAATTCTGAATATCCGCATTTCTACATTGACCGAAACCATATTTGGCAACCACGATATACAGATGTCAAAGTACCTAGTGAACCTGATTATATCGTAATTGAAGTATGTGGAGATTACAGCGACACCAAAACAGATTTCTTACTTAACGAACTACATGCAATTATATTTGGTGTTGGACAACTACAAGGGTATAACATTCCACTTAAACGATCATCTTTAAAAGTATCTGACGACTTATGGCGTACCGTTATGGAACACGGGAACTTTGATCCTTTAATTGACGGAAAACCTTCTTCAAAAGTGCTTGATAAAGTCCAAGCGTCACTACTTGAGTTATACCAAAATAGAAACAAAGTACTTAAAGAAGTAAAAAGCGGTAAAACGACTAAAATTGATATCAAAGTTGATAAGAAAGAAAAGTCATCAAATTCTACTTCATCAAGCAGTACAGCTAAACCATCAACGTCTACATCAACAACGTCTAAAGTTTCTAGCAAACCTAAGGTTATTGTCGTTTATAGTAACTACACATTTAATCAAGCAGTTAATATTCAAATGACAAAATGGCCACAAATCAACTATGGTTCTGGTTGGTACAATGCTAGTCGTTCTGACACATTAAAAGCAATGAACAGTTTAGAAATTTGGAACAGTTCAAGTCAGAAGTATCAAATGCTTAATCTAGGTAAGTATCAAGGTATTTCAGTTTCAAAACTTAACTCTATTCTTAAAGGTAAAGGAACACTATCAGGCCAAGGGCGAGCTGTATCTGAAGGTTGTAAAAAATATAATGTAAATGAAATTTACTTAATCTCACACGCATTCTTAGAAAGTGGTTATGGCCGTTCTAACTTTGCTAGTGGTCGTTACGGCGCTTATAACTACTTTGGTATCGGTGCTTATGACAATAACCCTAACTACGCTATGACTTTTGCTAAAAACGAAGGATGGACTACTCCTGCTAAAGCTATTATTGGTGGTGCTAAATTCGTTAGACAAGGTTATATCGATAAAGGTCAACAAACGTTATACAGAATGCGTTGGAACCCACAAAGTCCCGGAAATCATCAATATGCTACTGATGTACGTTGGGCGCAACATCAAGCGAATACAATTAAAAGTTTATATGATGAAATCGGTCTAAAAGGTGAACACTTTATACGTGACCGATACAAACAAACATAGGACTACATGCTGACAGCGTGTGGTCCTAAATTTATGTAAAAGAGGTGCTTAAATGGAAACGTTCAAACAAGGTAAAGTAACTGCTCGTATAGATGAGCGAGGTATTGATTTAGGTAATATTAACGTTAATCTCTACACAATGGATAACTCTACTTCTGTATTAGATATTCATATTAAAAAACGTAATATCTTTAGCGAAGAAAAAGAATTTATTCCAGTAAATCTAAATCAAACGACATTCAAACCAGTATTGCATCTAATTGCTGAAGATGGCTCTATTTTTACTAATGAGGAATTAGAAGTAGTGAAAGCAGAAGAAGGTCATGTACGTTACAACGTATCTGACTATGTAACAAAGCACATAGGACGTGTACAAGCAAAATTATTCTTAATTGATAGTAGCAATTCGACTAATGATAGTTCACATGTGGCAGATTTCTATTTCAAAGTAAACGATAGTGGTATCACAAAAGCGATCGGCAAAGAAGTTCATGTTGATATGCTAGATGATATTGTTGAACGAATTCTTTTAAAAGACATTGAACGTTTTAGAGGGCCTAAAGGTGACAAAGGCGATACTGGTCCACAAGGGCCAAAAGGCGATAAAGGTGCAGATGGAGTTAATGGTGAAATGGGTCCAACAGGTCCAACAGGACCAATGGGGCCTAAAGGCGATATAGGAGAAAAAGGCGATATAGGAGAACGTGGTCCACAAGGTGAGCAAGGTCCAACAGGTCCAACAGGACCAATGGGGCCTAAAGGTGATACTGGCGAGCGTGGTCCACAAGGTCTACCGGGGAAAGATGGAGCTACTATCTCTTATACAGATACAGGTTGGCAATCTCTTTCATTAATTAACGGAACGACGCAAGCTGGGTCGGACAACCAACCCAAATATAGACTTGTTACTATAAATGATACTAACATGTTATTTATTAACGGAGCAGTTAGTAATATCAGTTCAAAAACGATGGTGTTTGCAAAGTTACCAACGAACATTTCACAAAAAATAAGTGGGTATACACAATACACAAAAGCAAGTATAAACTCATATATTAATATGATGACCATTTATAATATAACTTTAAATTTAAATGGAGAGCTAAAAATAACCTTAGAACCCAATAGCACAGTAGATTCTAACAGTGTTTATTCTATCGAAGGAACAATAACATTATAGGAGAGTGGAGGATATGGAAACAAAACAAATTTATTTTTATGACGGAACATCATTTCTAGTCATGGAGAATAAAGATGGAGAATTAGAATATCCAGAGGGGCAATGGACTGACATTGCTCCACCAGAAGGACTTTATGAACCTATTCATTTTGATGGTAAAAAATGGGTGGGTACACCGTATGAAGAATGGTTGGAACAACAGCCTAAAATTGAAGTAGAAGAAGTACCTGATGAGAAAGATATTTTAATAGCAGACTTAACGTTACAATTAATGGAAACGCAAAATACAGTAGTAAACCTACAGAATGATATGGCAAGTTTAACATTACAAGTTTTGGAGAGTGATATTAATGCGTAACATCGGTATTAGATACTATAAAATGGGTTTATATAACGAAGAGCAATTTGCTTTATTTGTAAAACGTGGTTTTGTTACAGAAGAAGAATTTAAGGAATTAACTGGACAAGAGTATCAAGACATAATTAAAGAATAACACTATAAGCTGACCTTTTTAGGTCGGCTTTTTATTTTGAAAAAGGAGTGGGAAGATGAAGATAAATTGGAAGAATAGATTTAAAAATGGTGCTACTTTATCAGGCCTAATCAGTTTACTACTATTACTCATAAAACAAGTAACCGAAATGTTTGGTATTGATCTATCACATCAACTTACACAAATAAGTGGTATTATTGGTACAATCTTAGCAATCTTAGCTGGTTTAGGTTTAATTACTAATCCTAACACAAAAGGCTTATCTGATGCTGGCATTGATTTAGAATTAAACAAACCACGTAATCAAGATACACATCCAGTAGAATTTAAAGCAAATGACAAAGAAATAGTTATACCCAACGCACTCACCCCTAAAGAATACGACACATCAGAAGAATTCACAGATGATAGTGATGAAGTTACTCCAGATTATTCAACAGGTGGAGGCTCGCTTGATGATGTGTCAGAAGAAGAGCAAGATAACTCATCAGATAAAGCGATAGTGGAGGTTGATAGTGATGAAAACACAAGCAGAGATTAATAAACGGTTAGACGCTTATAGAAAAGGCACAGTTGATAGTCCATATAGAGTTAAAGTTTGGACGAGTTACGATAACCGTTTCTACCCAATGGAGCCGGGCTGTATCGATGTAGACAAAAGTTTCCACGCTCAATGTGCTGATGAAACAATCGACTATATTTTGTGGCTTACTGATAATGAGTTTAGAATTAGAGGGGACGCAAAAGATGCAATCAACCCTAAAAAGAATAAGTTGCCAGAAGGATGGAAAATTGTTTTAAACAGACCTTCAACAGTTCCTAGAAAAGGTTGGATAGCTGTTTTTACTGATGGAACTTATTGGGAGTACGGTCATATCGGTATTGTTTATGATGGTGGTAATACAAGTCGTTTTCAAATTTTAGAGCAAAATTGGAATGGCTGGGCTAACAAAAAACCTAGCTTACGTTGGGATAATTATTATGGTTTAACTCATTTCATTGTTCCACCAGTAGCTAAAGAAAACAAAGTTGTTTCATCAAGCAAACAACAAGCGCCTAAACAAAAGGTCAGAAAAGTATCTACTAAAAAAGAATTGCCTAAAATTACTAAACATATCACAGGTTATAATATGGATAAGCGAGGATATAACCCTAAGGGTATAGTTATTCATAATGATGCAGGAGGAATGAACTACAATCAATATTATAATAATTTAGTTAATGCTAACTATGACCGTTTGGCTCGTGGTATCGCTCATGCATATATCGATAGAACAGGTATTTGGGAGGCAATAGATGAAAGTCGTATTGCGTGGCATGTAGCAGATGGCATCCGTCCTGGAAGTGGTAACCACGATTTCTATGGTATCGAAGTAAATCAATCATTACGTGCGAGTGATAAAGAGTTTTTAGAGAATGAACAAGCTGTTTTCCAATTTGCAGCAGAGAAACTTAAAAAGTGGGGACTACCAGCAAACAGAAATACTGTTCGTTTGCATAATGAATTTAGTCAGACAAGTTGTCCACACAGAAGTATGGTACTTCATACTGGTTTAGATCCGTTGTATCACTCAATTACTGAACATGCACGATTAAAATTAAAAGATTACTTCATCAAACAAATCAGAGCATATATGAATGGTAAGAAACCAACTTCTAAAGTAGTTGTAAGCAAACCGGGTAGTGCTTCTACACCAGCTACACGTAAAGACGCTAACGGTTATAGAGAAAATCCACACGGAACATTATATAAAGAAGAACACGCAACATTTACAGCAAATGCTAACATTATCACTCGTTACATTGGGCCATTTACAAATTTACCTCAAGCTGGCATTTTAAAAACTGGTCAAACAATTATGTATGACGAAATAATGAAACAAGACGGTTATATCTGGGTAGGTTACACTGCATATGATGGCAAACGCGTTTATTTACCAGTTAGAACATGGGATAGAGAAACAGATAGTGTAGGCAAATTATGGGGAGTAATTAGTTAG